GCTGCTTTACATCCTTTAATACTATCTAACGAATTTAAATGAATTATATAATTTAATTCTCTCTTTTGTAATTCTTCAATAAGCTCTTTAATCAAACCCTTTCGTTCAACAGTTAAATCTTTAATAGTATTCTCATTTATTCTCTCGATCAGTTGTGGTATAACTTGATAATCATCATCATCGTATTCTATAGATGTTGCAGCATTACCTGTTGTGTTTGGTATAGTCAATAACCATTTACAATTTTCATTACATACCGGAAGAAATTCATTTCCATATCTATCTGTTATACACTTTTTGATCATTCTTTGAAGAGTTTCATAAAACTCCACATAAGGTATCCCTTTATGTGGAGTTTCTATCTCATATGCGGATTTCACAGATTCCATTATATTATCATAACATTATATATCTTCTAAATCATCATATATTTCTAGAAGTCGCAAAATACGTGCAGGATTCATCGATATCTTTGCACTCATCTCTAATAACGTATTTTTATGTTTCGACATTCGTTTTTTTAACAAAAAATATAAAAAGCGTCGACCAAATTTAAGAAAATAGTAATTCCAACGAAACTGAAGAAGTATAAATATTTTTCGTTGAAATCTAACTAAATTATATTGTCTACCAATATAATTATTCAAAGGATTCAATCCTATAATTAATAAAATCAGAGAAGTCGGCAATGTTGGTAAATAAAGAAGATTATTATTTTCAGCATACAAGTATTTTAAAGTTGATGGCAATATAGCAGTTAGTTCTTTTAGTTTATTTTGACTACAGTCCAAATAATTCACTGTATCAGAGATATTTCGTGGTAAACGCACTAATCCATTATTATATAGTATGAGTTTTTCCAATTGCAAACTATCTCCAAAATAAGGTAGTTCATCTAGGTGAATCATATTGGCGATTTTCAACCGTTTTAATACAGTTAAACCATGTAATGAAGATATAGTTAGTTTTGATTCTGTGTCGATGCGAATTGTTTTGTCTGTTTTTACAATATATCGGTCAATCTTTGGTTTATTATGGTAATGCATGATATCTACCATAATATTGTTTTTGACTCGAAAAATAGCAATCTCGCAGATCGTATTGCGTCCAATCTCTTGTAAAAAAAACCCTAAATCAATGTAATACCGCAGCATATTACATTGATAATAATTCACCTTATATTATTTTATTTATTTATATTTATTATTATTAAATTATTTCGCGACAATACCCTTCAATTTGCGAGCCATAAGCCCCCCAAGAATATTTTCTTCTCGGTCAAATCCTACATGAGTATATTCAATTCGAAACAAGCCATATTTTTTGTGGCCTCGTGGATACTTCTCCATAGTGACCCTATATAGGCATCCAATCCACAAATTATCCTTTGATATGCCACTGAGTTCCCATATACAATTGCCACGATAACTCTTTGTAAATATCATTTTTGAACAAGCATAATCGATTGCCTTGTCGAGAGCTACGCCAGCAACATCTGCTGTAATGCCTGATTTCGTAGTATAATAGTGATGCACAGTTCTCCTAACCACAAAGGTTAACGGATTTGAAAATATATATTGACTTGCATCAACATAAGGCACTCCAACACATACGTTTGGATCAACTTTTCTCTTCATGAGTTCTTCAAGAGTAATGAAGTTTGGATTTTCAACACGAACTCCATTGATCGTGATTTCTGTAATTGCTGTATTCGTTGACATTATTTGTTTCTTTGCGTTTGCTTCTTTAAATACTTATTTATTAAGTATTCTGTTTCAATTTTTTTGTTTTTCCACCACGACTATTTCGACTCTTATGATAATGTATAGCTTCTGTTAATTCTACACAACGTCCACCTTTATCTCCATCTATGTAAATAATTGTAATAAATGTATTTTCTAGCATTCTCAATGTCGATATCACTGGAATAATAGATTCTTTAATATAACCGAAACTTAAGAAATTAGTTCTTTTTAGATCGGCGTAAGTAGTCACAGGTGGGCTATCAATCGAATGTTTTTCTTGTTTTCCCCATGAATTCAATATATAGTATCCAGAATTGAGGTCTGTTATCGTTTCATTCACCTTTTCGAGTCTGACACCTCCTAATACCATTGAATGAAAATTATGAGTAGGATCTTCTATATCAGTGCCTATATACCCATTATACGTGATATATAGTTTTTTTTTAAAAATGGTTTGTATATTACCGAAGATATAACTGCTTGGATCAGCTAAGTCATTTGTAAGCATCATTTTTACTTCTGTGTTAGCAGTTATTACACAATCACTTAAAATATCAAAAAAAGCAGATATGTCTGTTTGTTGACTTTCATTAAAATTATTGTAACATAATGCATCTAATATGCTCATTTGTGATATATTATCGGGAATTGGAATATAAATTTCTATATCTCTATTTTTCACTTCTTCGATAAATTGAACGATTGCTATATAAGTATTATAACCAGTTGCTCCTCCATCAGCAGATCGTGTCGTTTTGTGTAACATATATCTAATTAAAAATACAATCAATAACACATTCATATATTTCACATATCCACCATCCATATCTCGATTATAAATGTCTCTGAAACTGAAAAAATTATCATATTGTGCGATACTATCCATCCAATTATTGCGCATACTTCTATTAGTGCTAACGTTTAATTCTGGCATTAAATATTTAAAGTATTTTAAAATTAATCGAGCAGAAGAAAATGCCCAACAAATATCATTATCATATTGATCTAACATATACATAGATTCTCGTTCTAAATCTGGATGAGTTTCTATAGCTCTTCTAGTTTGATCTGGCATTTTTAGTATACTTTTTACTCTACCTAATATTGAAATAGGAGGTTGTCTTGTATGCTTTGGAACACTAGTCGGTTCAGGTGCACGAATACGATGAAATATTGGTTCGCCTCTACAGTTTAAATCTAACGTTGTTGTTGATTTATTCATTATTTCAATCGTGTATGAACTAAGATCACCATCAATCATTATTTTCGGTAGATGCTTGCGTTGATCTGAAATTATCCATTTTTTATTTTCATATACAATTGGTATAGCATATTGTACTTCTGATGAACCAATATGAAATAAAATACCTAAATTATGAAGTGTAGTATCATTTATAAGAGTTCGAAAATGAACACAAGTTAACTTGAATAACTCTATTGTATTTCTATATTTGACAATTATATCGTAATACTTATCTATATCTATATCAACTGGTTTTAATGTTTGTGAATCAGTTGATAATTTCTTTTCTCGTTCTGTTAATGGCGACGATCCTTCTCTCTTTTTTCTAAATAAAGAACCAAATACTCCCCCTTTCATTATTTTCATTTTATATTTTTTCATTGTATTTCGCACCATATATTAAGTGTATATTAATAAACTCATCACATATATCATCATTTATATATGTGATAAAACAATTTGGTTACAGTTAAATAAATAAAAAATAAATCAATACTATGGACAATAAAAATAATACAAATACAATTACAACTAAGAATACAAATTCTGGATTTAAAGGGTTTTTTGGTTCTGAAACGATTAAATTGAGTGAAACATTTGCTAACCTAACACTGGTGTTTGTAGCATTTTATGGATTATTATACGCACCACAGGTTTCATCAATTATTACATGTCAACAACATAGAATTGATAATAGTCATCCAATTTATAAATATATATTTACGTTCGGTATATTTTACTTCGTTGTGGTTGTCGTCAGTAAACATGAAATAGATCTTCCTCCTATTCAAAAATTAATTAATTGTTTATTTTATTTTATTGTATTTATCATATTTAATAGACTTGATTCTCGTTTAACAATGATTGTTTTGGGATTAGTATTTCTACTTTATTTTATATTTTTAAATAAACAATATTACTATTCTTTGAACCAGAATACAAATATTGTATCAATAAAATCAATAAAATCTAGTTCCAATAATCAAACAAATGCAAGCACAAGCACAACAACAAATAGCGCAACTACTGCTGCTTTTATTCAAGATCATCAATATTGGATAACATACGATTTCCCAATACGAGTCAGATTATTCAAAGTTGAACCTGAACAATTTTATTACATGACTTTATTTAATCATATTATTATTGCATTGATTATTATTATAATTATTTTCGGTTTTGTTAACTATGTTGGTTTATTGAAATATACATATCATAATAAGATAGATCTGTATAATATATTTATTCCGGATTCTAATTGTGTTCCACTTAATTATGGATTAGGATTTTTTCAATACATTCTATTAGCAATGAATTATGACTATTATATAAAAAAGTTTAAACCTGTAAAGAATGTGTAAAGAATCATAATTTAATAAATCGATAATGTTCTCGCACTGGCATCTATAGTTTTCACCCATTTCGGCATCCAAAAATAGGGTACAAGCTCAGCCATATTGGGATAAAATGTATCATACAAATTGCGGTAAAACCTTTGTTCATTTGTTGTTGGAGGATTATGTGTAATATTATTGTGAGATGGAAACTCTAGTTTATCAACATGTTCTTGAATAATCGTAAAAAGTGAACGACTCACTTTACTAACACCATCACTAAATGCCTCTTTTCTTCTCCATAAAATATTGCTAGGTAACAATGATTTGCCATTATTATCGAATAATTCAAATGCGCGTCGCAATAGATATTTTTCACACACATTATTTTTCGTATGAAATCGCATTTGTGGATGAATACTTAAATAATATTGAACAAATGACCGATCCAAGAAAGGTGTTCTTGGTTCCAATCCATTACTCGAAATGGATTTATCTGACCGAAGAACGTCGTATTTATGAATATCTGTAAGTAAACGCCGACATTCATAATCAAAGTCGAAAGCTGAAGGTGCGCAACCCATATATAAATATCCACCACATACTTCATCGGAACCGTCTCCATTGAAAATCACTTTAGCACTACTATTTGCAGCAATATATTTTGCTAATAAATAATTTCCAATAGATGCTCTTACCGTCGTCGTATCATAGCTTTCAATTGTCTGTATCACTTCTGGAATTGCGTCAACAAATTCCGCTTCTGTAAGTATAACTTCTGTGTGTTTCGTTCCCAAATACTCGGCAACAATGCGGGCATTTCGCAAATCCTCAGATCCTTCTAATCCAATACTATATGTCTCCAATGGAGTTTTCTCTGAACGATAATAATTCACCAAAGCAGTAATTAGACTGCTATCAAGTCCACCTGATAAAAGACATGCAATAGGTCGTTCCGTATTAAGGACTCGTTTTTGAACGGCAGAACAAAGCAGATTACGGATATTGTCATAAATCTCTTCTGTTTTGTATTCAGTTGATAATGTATGAGAAATGAATCCAACGGAATGATAATGACGGTTCTTTATTATTGGAAACCATTTAGGTGAAACTGTAAAAGGGAGAGAAAAAACACTATACGTTCCTGGTTCAAAATGAACAATGTGATGTGTATCATTCAGGTAATTATATATTTCAACCAGACTTTTTACTTCCGATGCGAATGCAAATAAATTGCTTGTTCGATACCATATACTAGTTTGATATGTGGAATCTACGATAGGAATAGGTTCCATATAATATAATGGGCGAACACCATATGGATCTCTGGCAATATATACTTTAGAATCTTCATTCGTTAGACGAGAATCACATAGAATAAAAGCGAATACACCATCTAACTGTTGTAAAGTATATTCAATTCCGTATTTTAAATATAAATGAATGATGACTTCGCAATCACTATCTGTTGTTGGTTCAATAGAGAGTGATTGATATAGTTCTTTGTAGTTGTATATTTCTCCATTACAAATGAGAGTAATATCGTTGATCATGATGGGTTGATTTGATTCTGTATTTAAACCATTTATTGCCAATCGATGGAATCCAAAATCACATAATATATTAACTCGTTCTAATTGAGAGTCTTCTGGTCCTCTACCTTTTCCTTTTTGAAAAGCATCATTTACTTCTTTCGCTGAAAAAATTTCATCATTATTTAAAAGAGAGAAAATACCACACATATATTTATATTATCATAATGAATATTTAACCTGTTTGAAGAAATATTATATGTTTTTATATTATAAATGGGTCATAAAGAAGAGGAAGGACAATTAGGAGAAAAAGAAGAAAGAGAGAAACTCAACTTACATAAAATGAATCAGGAAAGATCACATGGAAGAGATGAGGATGATTACGGAGAGGAATCTGGAGGAGGTGGCAAATCAAGAAGAAGAAGACATAGAAAATCAAAAAAAACAAAAAAAACAAAGAAATCTAAGAAATCTAAGAGGCGTAAAACAAAGAGAAGAAAAAGTAAAAGAAGACTGCATCGAAAATAAAATAATAACCGTGTTATTTCTATAATATTAAATATCTTATAATATTATGGCATCGATTGAATCACAGCAAATAGCAAATGATTATTACAAACATATTTGTCATTCGACATTACAAAAAGAAACAAATGACAGATTATATGACAGAAATCTGCCATCGCAAATGTTACAACCTTATTTAAATATACGTCCGGTGATGACAAAGTATTCTCTTCTACCAATTGTTGATCCACGTGTAGCAAGCAAGGTTCCAATACAACAACAGCCGACTTATAATACAAATAAAGTATTTAATCCAGGAAATACACAATCACCATGGTCTGGATTTGCAAGTAATATCAATGTCGAGTCGGAATTGAGAAATCAAATATATGCTTTACAAAAATGTAGTCAGGCTGTCTACGTTCCAAATAGCACAAGTGATTTGTATCAATATAACACGGAATCGAAACATGTTGTTCAACCTTTTAGTGGTCTTTTTCAACAAGAAAAGTTCCCTGGATTTAATCCCAATCCAGAAAATATGGGTCATTTGACTTTTAATAATAGCACTCGACATCAAACTAAAGAATTAACTGGAAAACAACGAAAATGTAATTAAATTTACTTTTCCAAAAGTGGTTCAAATAGTGTGGTTGGGGTTGGGGTTGGGGTTGAGATTGAAAAATAAAAGCAATATATAAGGAATATGGTAGAAAATGAAAACACTGAAACAAATGAAATAATTGAAGATAATTATTCTCAGTTTAGCAAAATATCAGAGATTACATTGGAATATCTAATGAATAAACGAGATTATAAGAAATATCAGAATATAAAAAGTATTAATGCTGCAAAAAATATTAGCAAGGATAAGATATTTTATCAAAAGCGGATTAATGATATGACCAGATATTTCATGAGTCATAAAGCAACAAATGAAGAAGATAGATATTATCCTGATTATTTGGTAAATGCATTTGATAATTATTTAGAAACCATGATCGAATACTTTAAGACGATAGATAAGACTGATATTCTTCAAGAAGATTATATTGGGTTACATTCATTAGAAGAAATTGAAGATGAAGTTAAAGACGAATTAGAAAATGAAGATTCATTCAATTCTATTTCTCTGACTGCCGAAGATAAATATAAATCTTTATTTTTAAAACAACCTACTACACCAACTCTATTTAATAATTTCATGAAAGTAAATAAGAATAAACCAGAAGAAATTAACCAGTTCCCTCTCCAAAAAGAGATCCAATTGGATAATCCTATATTGAAAACAAAGGGTGTTTCTTATCATAAAAATAATAATATCACCAATAAATATGAAAAGACGCACGACAAAGACACGAAAATCGCAAAGACAAATGCGGAATTATGCGTTAGGAGGGATCCGGTCCAAGACACGAACCAGAACCAAAACTAGAAGAACAACGTCAACTTTGAAAAAGTTGAGCAAAGGGATTCATCCGCAGTCCAATAACAGAAAACAAATATATAATAAAATCCTTCATTCAAAGCATGATACTTATCGAATGAAGTATGATAAAATAGTAAAATTAAGTTGTAGTCCAACTGCGAGAAAAAAGCATAAAAAACAGTATTCTTGTTTGTCAGATGATATTTTATACAAATTAAAAAATATGTGGAATGAGAGGCATCCTGATGCACAAATCCATTCGAAGAATCCAGAAGAAATTTGGAAAATGTTAAAGCAAAATATGAGTAATGTCTGTAATAAAGAATCTTGTTGGTTAAAGCAGGATTTTACAAAAGGGCAAATGAATCATTTAGTTAAGGACGAATTTGCACCAGAATCACCGAATGAATGGAAGAAAAACCCGAATGAATGGTTGAGTAGTGTGGATATTATTAATGTAATGAAACAATACGAAAATGCATATAAGTGCTTTAATTTCATGGGACCATCACCAATTGATTATGATACAAGAAAGGTTGATGGCGAATGCGTTTGGAATGAGCTTTGTAATTTCAATTTGAAACAAGAAATGCGGCGTGGCATTTATAAGATAGGTATTATATTCAATTTGGATCCTCATTACAAGTCAGGTAGTCATTGGGTTTCTCTCTTTATTGATATTAAGAAAGGTAAAATCTTCTTCTTTGATAGCGCAGGCGATAAGGTACCGAAACAGATCAAGAAGTTGTCTGATAATATAATCGAACAAGGAAAGCAATTGCATCCGCCGATACAATTCAACTTTGACGAAAATCACCCGAAAGAACACCAATTTGGAGATACAGAATGTGGCATATATAGTTTATTTTTCATTATTCATATGTTAGAAGACAAAATCGATGGAAACTATTTGAAGAAAAATATGTTAAATGACAAATTTATGGAAAAGTTTCGACAGGTGTATTTCAATCCCGATTTATAGGCCAAACTACTAACTACCAATAGTTTTATTTAATAAGTAATTTAAAAACGCAACGGCAATTAATAATAAATGAATCTTCTCAAATTTGTAGTGAATGGATTATATATTCCATTCTTTTTTGCCGCACATTATTGGTATTATAAAGATTTCTTTCATACTTCGATCATTTCTCTGAAGATGTATTCAACCAATTATTTCTTTTGGTTCAATGATTGTTATAAATATCGAAATATACCGGCGTCGTTGAATTGGATCAAACAATTTGTCAGATTTACTGATACTGGACATATTATTTCTTTCTTGTATTATTATTATCCTTCATTGTTGCCAGTTGCATTTAATACACATTTTATTATTACGACCGGTTATTGGGTAGGACGAATCTTCTTTGAAATGAAAGACTGTGATGAATTAAATGAAAGCGTTATCATGACAGAAGTAGTACATATTTTCTGTCGACTTAATCATTCTTTGCCTTTATTTTTATTCATTTATGAAATCTGGAAAAATCCATATTATGCTATCTTCGACTTTACTTCTTTGTATTATTCTTATTTATGGGTATTTGGATGGTTATTATTTATTTATACGCCATGGAGAATTATTACCAATGATCATGTGTATAATATTTTTCATCCAAATGCACAATTTAATACGATATTTATGTTCATTGGTATTATTTTTTGTTTATTTGTATTTTCTAATACATGTGGATATTTATTAACAAAATTAGAAAATTATCTTATAAGAGATGTATTTATATAAATTCAACAAATAGAAATATAATATAAAATGAAAATTATTTAATATTATATGAATTTTATTAATAATGAAAACATACAATTACTATGGGGTGTTATATCTAATAATAATCCTTCAATAACTCGCGATTTTCACATAGAACAAATGAAATACTTTTTATCTTCTTCTCTCAATAGTGATCACAGAAATATTGTATTATCTAAAACTGACTTAATGACAATCAATAAGAAGTATATTGC